TTCTTCATGGCCGAGGCAGGCGAGGGGGGCGATCCCTCAACAGTGACCGCACCGCCGGCCTCTGCCACGCCACCTGCCACGTCTGTGCTGAGCGGCGGTAACACCTCAACCGACTACATCCCGGAAAAGCTCCGGGTCATGAAAGAGGATGGCAGCCTTGACCAGGAAGCATCGTCCCGCAAGGTTGCCGAGGCCTACAAACACCTTGAGACACGGTTTGGTTCTGGTGATGTTCCGCCCAAGACTGCCGACGAATACGCCGTCAAGCTGGAAGGGGTTGAGGGTTTCAACTGGGAAGAGTTCAAGGCAGACGAGGGGACTCAATCGTTCTTGAAGGGCGCCCACGCCAAGGGCCTGACCAATGACCAGGTGCAGTACGTCATCGGCGAATACATGAAGGCGGCGCCCGGCCTGGTAGAGGGTGGTGTGCAGCTCTCGACCCAGGACTGCACCGCCGCCCTCAAGGCCGCCTGGGGCGATGAAGCGGCCATGAAAAGCAACGTGAGCGCCTCCTATCGTGCCGCCGAGGCATTCGCCAGCGAAGCCGGCAAGCCGGGCAACTTCGAAGCCCTGATGAGCAAGTACGGCAATGACCCGGACTTCATCGCCTTTACCGCCAACATTGGCAAAGAGCTGAAAGAGGACAGCGCCATCAGTGGCGGCAGCGTGGTCAGCGATGGCGACTTCGCGGTCAAGTCGGCTGAGTTGCGTGCCCAGCTCGAAGCCATGCCACAGCACGATCCGAAGCGCGCCGGCATCAAGGCCCAGCTCGATGGCATGTATGAGGCCAAATACGGCAAGACCAAATCCCGCTTTTGACCCCCGCCGCAAATAGTCGGGAAACCGACACCTCCCATGCACAAACATCGCAGGCATCCCAGCAATGGGCCGGCCTGCGATGGCACGCAGACAACCGGAACGCCCCGAGGCGCAGCACAGCCGATGCACGCCAGGAACACCGGCCCGCATAGCGGATAACCGGCAGGCAATCCCTTATCTGCATTGGAGTGCATCGTATGTCCTTTCAAATCACCGAAGCCTTCGTCCAGCAGTTCGGCGACAACTTCCGCCACCTGGCGCAGCAAATGACCTCGCGGCTTGAAACCCGCGTGAGCATCGAACCGAACATCGTCGGCATGTCCAAGTCGATCAACCGCATGGGTCAGCGTACTGCCAAGCGCCGCACCACTCGCCACGGCGACACCCCGATCAACGATCAACCACACAGCACGCGCTTTGTGGATCTGTTCGACTGGGAAGATGGCGACATGCTCGACGACCAGGACAAGATCCGCATGTTGGTTGATCCAACCTCGGACTACGTCAAAGCCATGGTTGCCTCTCTCAACCGCACCAAAGACGACGTAATCATCGCCAGCATGGGCGGCAACTCCCGCGCCACCACCGGCAACATCATCTTGCCGACTGCCCAGAAGATCGCTGTGGGCGGCACTGGCTTGACCAAGGCCAAGATCATTCAGGCCCGCAAGCTGTTCCGCCGCAACGAAGCCGACAACCACAACGGCGAGGAACTGTTCATCACCTACAGCGCCTCGGCAGCGGCTGACATCCTGGCCGATGCGACCTTGACCAGCGCTGACTACATGGCCGGCAAGTTCCTCGAGGATGGCGACGTCGAAGGCAAGTGGATGGGCTTCACCTGGATTCCGTCCGAGCGCACCCCGCTGTCCGCCGGTACTCGTCTGCTCTACGCCTGGGCCAAGTCTGGCGTAACCCTGGGCAAGGGCGCCGACATCACCACCAAGGTCGGCGAGGATCCTGGCAAGGGCTTCAACGTCCGTATCTACGGGAAAATGTCCATCGGTTCTGTGCGGGTGGAAGAAGAAAAGGTCGTGGAAATCGCTGCGCTCGAGACGTAAGTCTCAGGCAATGCCTCTCCACCCATCTGATCAGGAGCATGAATCATGGCAGTAGTAACCACCAAATCCCTGGCCGTCACCAACTCTGACGCGCTCCCACAAACCCTGTCGCCCCAGCGCATCGACGGCGGTCGCCTGCGTGAGCGGGTTGGCTTCATCGAGGCTGGTGCCGCCGACTCCATTGGTTCGGTGTATCGCCTGACGCGCATCAACTCGGTGGACCGTGTGTCCCGGCTGTTGCTGTCGTGCGATGCGATCACCACCGCCGTTGGCGACATCGGCCTGTATGACGTCACGGCAGTCAATGCCGGTGCCGCTGTAGACGTGGACTTCTTCGCGTCGGCCCAGGCCCTCACCGCTGCGCTGGTCAACCAGGACGTGACCCACGAAGCGGACCCGACGGACGCTGGCGTTGGCTTTGGCCTGGCCGACATCGAGAAACCGCTGTGGCAGGCCCTTGGCCTTGCTGCTGACCCTGGCAAGCAATACGACGTAGCAATCACGCTGACTGCTGCTGCAACCGGTGCCGGGACCGTGAGCCTGAAGTTGCAGTACATCGACGGCAACTGATCATCGAGGCGGCCAGGGAAGGCAATCAATTTACCGGGGCCTAGTGCCCCGGTCTTTTTATCTGGAGGTTGAGGATGACCATGGCGACCGGTGTTTCGATTTGTTCCAATGCCCTGCTGATGCTGGGCGCACAGACCATCAACGACTTCAACGACCAGTTGAACCTGGATCGGGCCAAGCTCTGCGCCAACCTGTACCCCACCGTCCGCGACGATATGCAGCGCCAGCACCCGTGGAACTGCTGCATTAAGCGCGCCGTGCTGGCACCTGATGCGGCTGCGCCTGCCTTTGGTTATGAGCATTCCTTCGAGCTGCCAGCCGACTGCCTGCGCGTGCTGGAGGTTGGAACGGATGACCAGCAGATCGATTATCTGGTCGAGGGCCGAAGCATTCAGGCCGACACCACGGTGCTTGAGCTGCGCTACGTGTTCCGCAATGAGGTGGAAAGCACCTGGGATACCAACCTGATTGCCATCATGACGCTGGCGATGTCTGCCGCGCTGGCTTATCCGGTGACCCAGTCGGCGGCCAAGGAGACGGCCCAGGAGCAGAAGCTCGAAATGGCGCTGCGTAAGGCCCGCGCAGTTGACGGCCAGGAAGATCCACCCCAGACCTTGGGCGACGAGCGCCTGCTTGCCTCCCGCTTTGGGAGCTACTGGTAATGGCCCGCCTGACCCTGATTCAAACCAACTTCACCGCCGGCGAGGTTTCGCCAAGGATGCTGGGGCGCGTTGACCTGGCCCGCTACCAGAACGGCGCCGAGACTATCGAGAATGCTTGGCCGGTCATCCATGGAGGCTGTGTGCGCCGGGACGGCACCTTGTTCGTAGCCGCGGCGAAGTTCCCCGACAAGAAGTGTCGGTTGATCCCCTACGTGTTCAACACCCAACAGGCCTACATGTGCGAGTTCGGCGACCTGTACGTGCGGATCTACTACCCCGACGGCACCTATACCGGCGTCGAGCTGGTCAGTCCCTACAGCCACACCGTGCTTGACCGGGTGGACTACGTGCAGGGCGCAGACACCATGTTCATCTTCAACAGCGCGATCCCGGTCTATCGCCTGCGCCGGCTCGCCGATACTGAGTGGAGCCTTGCGCCGGCTCCGTTTGTGACCAAGCCCTTCGATGAGAAGGGTATCGACTTCACAACCTCAATCACGTTCAGCGATCCAACGGTCGGCACTGGGCGCACGGCCACCGCTGCCGTATCCGCGTTCCTGGCATCTGATGTGGGCCGCGAGATATGGTCCGGCGGTGGCGTTGCCAAGATCACCGCATACACCAGCGCCACGGTGGTGACTGTTGAGGTGTTGAACGCCTTCACCGATGCCGTGCGACCCACGTGGTCGCTCAAGGGCTCACCACAGACCACCAACACCCTGAGCGCTGCCACACCCGTGGGCGGCGTCGTCACCATGACCTTGGGTGCTGCTGGCTGGCGTACCGACGACGTGGGCAAGTTCGTGAAGATCAACGGCGGATTGCTTGAGGTCAGCATTTACACCAGTCCCACCGTGGTATCGGGAATCATCCGCTCGGCGCCGACATCTGCCGTTGCATCGCCGGCCAACGCCTGGTCGCTTGAGGCGTCAGTTTGGAACGACATCGACGGCTACCCCGGAACGGGAACGCTGTATGAGCAGCGCCTTGCTCTGGGCGGCTCTGTGAACTACCCACAGACTATTTGGGAGTCGCGCATCAGCGAGTACCTGAACTTCGAACTGGGCACCAAGGATGATGACGCTCTGTCCTACAACCTGTCGTCTGACCAGATCAACCCGATCCTTCATATGGGGCAGATCAACGCCCTGATTCCGTTGACCTACGGTGGTGAGTTCACCGTCAGCGGCGGCGTTGAGAAGTCCATCACTCCTACTAACATCCGGGCGAAGAACCCATCGGTCTACGGCTGCAACCGTGTGCGACCGGTCCGCATCGGCAACGAGCTGTATTTTGTCCAGCGCGCCAACCGCAAGCTCCGGGCCATGGCCTACAAGTACGACTCGGACACGTTCGGTTCGCCTGACATGTCGATCCTGTCCGAGCACGCCACCAAATCCGGCATCGTTGACATGGCGTACCAGCAAGAGCCTGAGTCGATCCTGTACCTGGTGCGTGCGGATGGCGTCATGGCAACCATGACCGTTGACCGTGACCAAGACGTCATCGGCTGGGCGCGCCAGATCACGGACGGTGCCTTTGAATCCTGCGCCTCCATCCCAATCCCTGACGGCGACCAGGTCTGGTGCGTTGTGCGCCGCACGATCAACGGCCAGAACGTCCGCTACATCGAGCGGTTCAACCAGGGCATACGGGTTGATAGCGGCGTGTTCGCCATCAACGAGGCCAAGCCGGTTACCTGGGGTGGCTTAGCCCACCTTGAAGGTAAGACCGTGGACATCGTCGCCGATGGCATCGTCATGCAGCAGCAGACCGTCGTCGGCGGTCAAGTGACTTTGCCCAGGCCTGCCAGGTTTGTGCAGATCGGCCTCAACTTCGTAACAAAGATCAAAACGTTGACGCCAGAAGTTCAGGGCAGCACCGGCAGCGTGCAGGGCAACAGCATGCGCATTGGGGAGATAACCCTGCGCCTCCTGGAAACCACCGGCTGCAAGGTCAACGGCCAGATCATCGCATTCCGCTCGACCGGAGCCGGAACCCTGGACCAGCCACCCGACCTGTTCACCGGAGTCCATCGAATGGAGAGCCTTGGGTGGGGGCGCGGTGAGGCCTCGATAACCATCACCCAAGAGCAGCCTTTGCCCTTCCAGCTTCTGAGCGTCATCAAGAAAGCCACGTTCAACGATTGAGGTAACCCGCCATGATTCGGCCCGCCAAGCACTCCGACGTCCCTCGACTTGTTGAACTCGCCACCCTGCTGCATGCAACAAGCGACTACTCGAAGATGTCTTTCTGTCCCGATAAAACCGGGGCGTTCCTGCATGAGCTGATCAATGGGGCAGGGGTTGTTTTCGTTGCCGAGGTAGGCGGTGAGGTTGTTGGCGGTATGGCCGGAGGCATCGTTGATCAATGGTTCAGTCATGACCTGATCGCTTACGACTACTCGATATTCGTCGAGCCGTCCAAGCGCAACGGGGTGAGCGCCATCCGCCTGATCCAGACCTTCAAGGAGTGGGCCAAGATCAAGGGCGCCAAGCAAATCCATATGGGTATTGGCACCGGCGTAAACGTCGAGGGAACAACCCGCCTTTATGAATCCCAGGGGCTGCGAAACGTCGGGCCCCTTTTGATGATGGAGATCTAACCATGGCTGTTGGAGCAGTTGGAGCGGCAGGGTACGCGGCATATGCCGCTATCGCAGCCGCTACGGTTTATTCGGTCTACTCGACCCAGCAAGCGGGCAAGCAGGCACAGCTCAATGCCAACGCGCAAAGCGACCAGGCCGCCCTGGATGCAGATACGGCAGCCAGCGCCGCAGTGGTGCAGGCCGACCGGATTCGACGTCTTGCGCGCAACCAGGCGAGCGAAGCCAACGCCGCATTGGCAGCCTCGGGCGTCGAGGTGGGGGCCGGAACCGCGATCAACATCAACGAAGAGATCATCGGCAATGCTGAGGAAGATGCGGCGTTGACGATCTTCAACGGCCGCAACCAGCAATCCAGGCTCTACAACGACTCAGCGAACTACACGATAGCCGGCCAGCAGGCCAGGTCAGCGGCCAACTCACAATCGATCGGCACCGTGCTTTCTGCTGGCGCTCAGACCGCCTCGATGTGGAAGGCTTCGGCGGCTGGCCGTAACGGAACCGTCACGCAGGCAGGGGGTAACACCTGATGGCACAGATTCCACTGGGTAGCTTTGGACAAGTCGCCGTCCAGCAAGAAACCCCGCAGAACCGTGTGATTACGGTCGATAGCGGCGCACAGAACCAGGCTGCCCAGCGGGCGGCCTCTGCCGTTCAGGGCGCTGCACTGGGCTATCTGGACCAAGTCAACAAAGAGGATCAAGCGCTCTCCAGAGTCAAGGCCAGCAATGCGCTGATCGACCGTGAGTCCCAAATCAAGACCATTGCTAATGACCTTGATGAGCAGATGCGTACCGGCCAACTCGGCTATGACAAGTCGGAGGAAGCCTACCAATCGGCGGTATCAAAGCTACCGGCGCTTGAAACGCCAGGGCTCGACCCAGCGCAGCAGGGTGAGATTGGTAACTCCCTCAAGCGTTTGCAGCTGGGTGGACTGGCAAAGGTGCAGGAGGCTGCTGGCAAGGGCCGCATCCTGGCCGCGCAAAGCGACCTAACTTCCCGCATGGACATGCTTGGCAAAGACGCAGCCATGCCCGGTGCCAACGTTGACCAGATCAATGCCCGCATGGATGCCGAGGATATCGACGTAGCTGGGCGCCTGGCGTTCGGTGAGGCCTGGACCAGCAAGAAACAGGAATTCAAGGACGACAACTGGACCACGCACGCGACCCAGCGCGTCATCGAGTCACGCGAAAGCATCGGCAGCCTGCAAAAGCTTGAGCACGACTTGACCGCCGAGGATGGGTTCTATGCCAAGAAGCTGGACCCGGAGAAGCGCAATCAGTTACTCAACACCGTCAGCGGTCGAATCTTCCAGGTGAAGGAACACCAGCAGCGCCAGGCTGAAATGCGAGAAATGAAGGCTGAGCGCATCCTCACACAGATGGATCGGCAGGCATCGACAGGCATTCCACCAACGCCAGCGGATCAGCAGCGGTGGAAGTCGGCCTTGTCTGGCACCTCCATGGCTGGCGAGTTCAATGCCCGCATGGGTGAAATGGTCGAATCGCAGAACCTGCTGCGCCAGCCAATCGCCGCACAACAGCAATACGTGGACCAGATGCGCCTGGACATGGCAAAGAACGGCGCCAGCGTTACTCAGCAGGCCAACGTGACCCGCCTGCAATCTGCCATCGACAACAACCTAAAGCTGCTGCGCGACAGCCCGCTGAGCTTTAACGCTATGCGCACAGGGCAGGACGTTGCGCCCCTGGACGTCTCGGGTATCGCCACGCCAGAGGGGCAGGCCAAGCTGGGCGAGCAGATCGCCGAGCGCTTCGATGTGGTCAACTCCGTGCGCAAGGCATACGGCCCCGAGGTGGCCCGCGTTCCGTTCAAGCCTGAAGAAGTGACCATGCTTACGTCCGTCATGACCCAGGCCGACGACGCTACCAAGCTGCAACTACTGGGCGCCATTGCGGCCTCTTCGCCGTCTGGCGCTGACTATGCCGCCGCCATCAAGCCATTGGTTGCCGATCAGCCCATAACAGTGCTGGCTGGCATGGCCCAGTTCCGTGGGCTCAAGGGCAAGGACGGAACCGACGTGCCCAAAATGTTGCTAGCCGGCGGCAAGGTCCTGAAGGACAAGTCGGTGCCGCTGCCCAAGGACAACATCTTTCGTGAGGCATTCGAGGAGCACATCGGCACATCCATGGCCCCGGGCACGCCACAGCGGGAGCAAGCCTTCCTGGCCTTTAAATCCCTGTACGCAGGCACAGCCGCTGCCAAAGGGGTTGTTTACGGCGAGGGTGAGGATCTGGATGGCGACACCGCCCAGGCCGCCATCGACATGGCAACCGGTGGTATCAGCGAACGTGGCGGGGCCAAGGTCATCAAGCCCTACGGCATGGCCGATGATGCCTTCGATAAGGTAGTGGACCTGGAGCTGCAAGGCATGGCCGAGCGGACCAAGTTCCCGATAGGCCAGCTGGAGGACATGCCGCTGTCACCAGTGCCTGGCCGTGAGGGCTCGTATTACCTGATGAATGCAGGCCGGGTGCAGATCGACCCGGCGACCCAGCAACCTATGGTGGTGAAAGTCAAATGAGCTGGCTTGATGGATTGGTCGAAGAGAACGAGGCGTTAAGCCAGGATCAGCGCTTCGAACGCACAGAGGAAAAGCCCAAGCCGGGCGCCTTCACGGGTGCCCTTGATACGTTGGGGCCCAACCTGCTGCGCGGTGGGCTTGAGGCCGGCGGCGCTATTGAGTCCGGGTTCAGCTCGCTTTGGCAGGGCGGCCTCGATCTGGCCGCCAGCGCATTGCTGCCCGAGCCTAAGTTTGGCGGCTCGCCTGACGTGACCAGCGCCGAGCGGTCCAGCCAGGAAACCCTGGGGCAGGGCACGGCCAAGGAAGTCATGGACCTGCGTCCTGATCCTGCTGAGGTTGGCGTTGTCGGGCAGATCCTTGGCGAGGCTGCTGCCGTTCTGCCGCGCACCGTGGTGGGCACTGTGCTCGGCGGGCCTGTGGGAGCGGCGGTTGCTGCTGGTGCACCTGCTGGCTACTCCGGCAAACAGGTTGGCATGGCCGAAGGGTTGGACGAGGAAACCGCGACCTACAAGGGCGCAATTGATGCGGCCACTGTAGGCGTTGGCGCTGTGCTTCCTGCTGCCCGCTTCGTCAAGCCGCTGCTTGGAGACGCCGCAATTGCTGTGGGAGCGAACATTGGCTTGGGCATGGCCGGGAGAGGCGCTACGGCCAAGCTGTTGGAGAGCAACGGCTACACCGCCCAGGCCGCGCAATACCAGGCCATGGACGGAACAGCCATCGCTACGGATGCCATCTTGGGTGCTGCGTTCTTCGGCATCGGTCGCGCAGGCCTGCGCCGGCCCACCACAAAACAGATCGACGCGGCGTTGAGCGAACGCACGTTCCAGCATGCCGACATCGATACCGCCCCGGGCGCACCAATCAACCCACGCTCAGCGGTGGCACATCAGGACGCCATACGCACGGCCATAAGTCAGCTGAGCCGTGGCGAACCTGTGAGGCTTCCGGAGAGCATCCATTCAGCCGAGTTCCTGCGCACTGCTGATGAATCACCGGTCCTTGCCCCCAGCCGTGACGTGGCGCTGGCGACCGCCCGCCAGGACTTGGAGCCGACGTTGCGCCTTGAGCTGGAGCAGGAAGCCGCGGGGATTCTGCCCAACGTGCGCGACGTCAAAGCCGAGCTATCCACGGTAGCCCGCAGCCTGGAAGGGCTGGACGATACGTTCCGTGTTCGAGCAAAAGAGTTCCAGCAACAGGGCCAGAGCCGCAAGGCTGCCGAGCGTTCGGCCCGCGAATCGATCGATGCCGAGCGCCAGGCCTTGAACGACCGCCAGGCCGCTCTGGGCGAAAGCCTGTCAGGCAACCGATTAGCAGAGTTGGCCCGTGCAGACCTGAATGCCCTGGATCGTGGTTCGCTCCCACAGAGGTTAGAAGAGCGTGTCAACCAGCGGGCCGACAGCATCATCCAGGGCTTCGAGAAAAAGCCGCTTGCCGCCGGCGTGGCCGAGGGCAACACCCGCTTGAGCATGGCGCAGGTGGCCCAGCAGGAAATCCGCCGCATCCTGGACGACATCGAGCGCGCCGAGCCCACGTTGCAGGCCAAGCCGCTGGATATTGGCGCCTCAAAAGAAGCGGCAAAACCGGAAGCTGGTGGCAAGTCGGGTGGTAAACAAACTGGTAAAGCTGCCCCTGAGAAAGTTACCACCCCTGAGAAATCGGGGGATGAGGTGGTAAGCGAGTCCGGTAAACCGAGTGCCGATCCAGAGATTCAGCTCGCCGATGAGGTGCTTTCCCGCATGGATGACATGCGCTTATCCACCGGTGCCATGGACACCGACGGCAACCCGATCACCGTATCTGCCCGGGAAATGCTCGCCAGTGCCGATGCCGATATCGCCAAGGCTCAGGAGGAATCCCGAGGCTTTGCCGCTGCTGCTGCTTGCTTCCTGCAGCGCGGTTTCTAAATAGTCGGGAAACCGTCTACCCCCGAACCATAGGCTTGCTCCCATCCCAACAGGAGCAAGCCCATGCGTCCCGAATGCATCAAGGCCGTCACCCAGGCCATTGGCCGCCCCCTCACACAACCAGAAATCCAGGGCATCGAGAACCGTGTGCGCCGCAACATGAAGCAATTGGCGCAGACCGACCCAACCTGGCAATCCAAGACCGCCGCCGACCGGCTCAACGAGGCCGCCGCCAAGTCCGCCAAGGATCTAGTTGACGAGGCCAACCTCAAGAAAAAGCGTGTGGCACTGACCATCCTTGCCCATGACCGCATCGACAGTTACATGAAGCGCTTCCCTGATCACCCGCTTGAAGGCCTCGATCGGCTGTTGGCGTTTTCCAGCGACGGCAAGAGCGGCATTCAGTCAATTGAGTCATCCACTCGCGCCATCCGTGACGATGCGCTCAGCCGCATGCTGGAGGTCATCGACCAAACCAAAGGCAAGTTCCTTGGCCTGTTCCAGGACGAAGCCGGGAACCTGGCGCTGGTGCGCGAGCTGCACGGCCATGACTCAGGCGTAGCGGCAGCCAAGACCGCCGCGAAGCAATTCAAGGACACCGCCGAACAGTTGCGCCAACGCTTCAACCGCGCCGGCGGTGATGTCGGGTTTCTGGATGATTGGTCTATGCCTCGGGATCATTCGCAGGTGAAGGTCGCCAAGGACCAGGCCAAGTGGGTGGGCGACCATGTGCAGTGGGCCAACCGTGGCAAGTACCTGAAGGAAGACGGCACGCCAATGAACGATGCCGAGCTGACCGACTTCTTGAATCACGCTTGGCAGACCCTGGCGACTGGTGGCGTCAACAAGCTGGAGCCCGGCCAGGCCGCCGGCAACGGCATGCGCGCCAACCGTGGGAGCGAATCCCGCCAGATCCATTACAAGGACGCGGAAAGCTTCATCGCGGCCCAGAAGGCCTACGGCGAGCGCAACCTGCTGGAGCTGCTGATTGGTCACATCGACCGGGCAGCCCGTGATATCTCTCTGGTCGAAGCCCTGGGCCCGAACCCGTCCAACCAGATGCGGTACTTCCTGGATGAAGGGCAGAAGTCCACGGACATGGCCGACCCGAAGAAAGTCGACAAAACCGCCAAGCAGCGAAAAAAGATCGAGCATCTGTTCGAAGAGGTGGCCGGCACCCGCGAGCCGCCGGCATCGGCCGCTATCGCTAACGGCTTCGAAACATACCGCGCCTTGAATGTCGCCAGCCGCTTGGGCTCTGCCGTGCTGACCTCCGTCACCGACCAGGGAACCCTGGGTCTTACCGCGTCCATGAACGGCATGCCAGTGATGAAGGTGTTCACCAACGAGATACGCATGCTCAATCCGGCCAGCGCAGCGGACCGACGCATGGCGCAGCGTGCAGGCCTGGGCCTGAATCAGTTGATCGGCAGCCTGAACCGCTGGGGTGCCGATGGCCTGGGCACCACTGAGCAGATATCCGGGCGAATCTCGAAGTTCAGCCAGACCGCTGCCAGCAAGATCATGCAGGCATCCGGACTGAACGCTCTGACTGCCGGCACCCAGCGGGCTTTCGGCGCCACCATGATGGATACGATTGGCGAGATGTCCCGCCGGCACCCGACCATCGCGGCCATGGACCCGGCGGACAGCAAGCGGCTACTCGGCCAGGGCGTCACCGAAACCGACTGGGCCGTGTGGCGCCTGGCGCAGCCTGAAGACTGGCAGGGCGTGGGCGATACCGTGCTGACCGCGAACAGCATCTACCGCATCAAGAACGCTGACCTGGTGCCGCTGGCGCAACAGCTCAAGACCACCCCACAGCGGCTCAAGGATCAAGCGGCCACCAAGCTGCTGGGCACCGTACTGGACGAAACCAACATGGCGATCATTGAGCCAGGCGCCCGCGAGAAGGCAATGATGCACGGAGGCGTCGAGCGCGGCACCGTCAAGGGTGAGCTGATGCGCTCGTTCTGGCAGTTCAAAAGCTTCTCCATCGGCATGGTGCTGCGCCACGTCAAGCGCGGCATGGCACAGGAAGGTTGGGGTAAGGCCGGGTATCTCGGAGCTCTGGTCGCCAGCACCACCGTGCTGGGCGGGATGGCGATTCAGTTGGGCGAGATCGCCGCCGGGCGCGATCCGAAGGACATCACCGACGATGGAACCCTCGGCGTGCCTGGCCTGCGCTATGGCCTGGCCTCGATGCTCAAGGGCGGAGCCATGGGCCTGTATGGCGACTTCCTGTTCTCCGACAGCTCCCAGGGCGGTAGCTCCCCGCTGGCTGCCATTGGCGGCCCGATTGCCGGTGACCTGGAGTCGATATTCAAACTCAAGGACAACGCGGCCGCCGGCGAAGTCAACCAGACCGGTGGCAAGCTGGTGAAGCTCGCCAAGTCCCATACCCCTGGCGCGAACCTCTGGTACACGAAGGCAGCCACTGACCACCTGATCTTCAACCAGCTACAGGAGCATTTCAGCCCCGGCTATCTGCGCCGCATGAAGAAGCGCGCCAAGAAGGAATTCAATCAATCGTATTGGTGGGAACCGGGCGACACGGCACCGGATCGCGCACCGAATATTGGCGCAGCAGTGGGGGCCAGGCCATGAGAGACGATCAGATCACCCGCCTACAAGCGCTCAGCGAACGCCTGGGCGAGGTCGTTATCACCGAGGTGGACCCGCACAACTGGCCGGGAGCAGAGAAGGTTCCGGCAGAGCTGACCCAGCAGGAGCGCGGCGACCGCTACTGGTGCAAGAAGAACGCCGCCGCCACCATGACGCTGCTGCTCAAGGTTGTGAACATCGCCGGCGTCATGAACCGCCAGAAGCCCGCGCCTGATGCGGGTCATGCAGTTGATGAGTTGGACGGCGAACTAGCTGCCGCCGAGCGTGAGGCCCAGGCCATCATCGACCGGATGCAGAAGGGTGGTCATGTCCACTGACCCGGAGAAGAAAGTCAGCCTGCTGGTTTTCTTCATGCTGTGGGCACGGCGCATGCGTTGGGATGTGCCGTTCATCCACGTCCAAGCGTTGATATGGCTGGAGGCTAAAGGGTCTCTGGCCGTTTTGCGTTGTTTCCGTGGCTTTGGCAAATCCACCTTGTTGGCGATCTATAACGCCTGGCTTTTTTACAAAGACCCGACCTATCGAATTCTTCACCAGTCCGAATCGGACCCAACGGCCTACAAGACCAGCCGCGATACGCAGAACGTTATCCGCAACCACCCGTTAACCCGGCATCTGCTCCCGCCCAATCAGGGCACTGTCGAACAGTGGTGGGTAGAAGGGGCGGCGGACTTCCGTAACGCGAGCATGTTCGCCAAGGGCATCCTATCCAACGTCACGTCGGCCCGCGCTGATGAGTGCCAGAACGACGACGTCGAGGTGCCGCGCAACATCCAGACGCCCGAGGCCCGCGAGAAACTTCGGTATCGCCTCGGCGAGCAGACGCACATCCTGGTGCCTGGCGGGAGCAAGCTCTACATCGGCACCCCGCACACGCACGACAGCCTGTACGACGAGCTGGAGAGCATGGGGGCCGACTGCCTGACGATCCGCATGTTCGCGCATGAGTTCCGGATCGAGGACGCCAAACACCACGCCTATGACATGCCGTTCGTGCCGGATGTGGTGTTCTCCGGCATCGGCAAGCACGCCCGCGTCCTAGCGCTGGGCACCGACTACCAGGCCACCAAAACCGGCATCGCGTTTTTCGAGCCACCCGGCACGCTGATCGACTGCTACGCAGGCAGCGCCTGGCCCGAACGTTTCGACATGGCAACGCTCGAAACCCGCCGGCGTGAGACCCGCACCATCAACGAATGGGACTCGCAGTACCAACTGCACTCGAAGCCCGTTACGGAGGTTCGCTTGGACCCGGCCCGCATCATTCCCTACGATGCGCAACCGACCATGCGCTACGCCAACAACGCGGCAGCCATGTACCTGGGATCAACTCAGATAGTCGGCGCGGTGGCGTACTGGGATTGCTCCCTGGGCAAGATCAAGTCGGACGCCTCGGCATTCTCGCTGCTGCTGACGGACGCCCGCGGGCAACTCTATTGGCATGTGGCGAAAGGGCTCACCGGGGAAATTGCAGAATTCGATAGCCGCGACCGCATCAATGGCGGCCAGGTGTACCAGATCCGCGAGTTGGTCATCCAGTACCAGATTCCCCGGGTAATCATCGAAACAAACGGGCCAGGCGGGTTCGCTCCCGCGATCCTGAAGCAAGCCTTGAAGGGCACCGGGTGTGGCGTAGGAGAAGAGCACAGCAGCGCCAACAAACAGAAACGCATCCTCGATGCCTTCGAGTCGCCGTTGTCGGCCCGATTCCTGTGGGCTCACGTCGAAGTGCTGCGCACGATTTGGGATCAGATGCGCGACTTCAACCCACTGCTGACAACGCAGGACGATGACTACATTGACTCCGGCGCCGGCGCGATCAGCCAAACCCCCGTTCGCATTGGCCGAATAGTCGGGAAACCGACAGAGACCAGGCGGGACGATTGGCGTCCAGATGCGGGCGTGCACGACGTGCAGGTTGAATACTAGAGCCCGCCGCCACCAAGGGGTCTACACATGTCTGTCCAGCCAGGGCCAATCGAGAAGCGCTATGCCGCCAACGGTGTCACCACCATCTATGCCGTACCGTTTCTAGTAATCGAAGCCGGCGACCTCAAGGTCTACCTCAACGGCGTGCTCCAGACGTCCGGGTACACCCAAACTGGCGTCGGCCAGCCAACCAGCTCCATCACCTTCACCATTCCCCCGACCGGCGATCTTTACCTGGTGCTGGAGATTCCGTTCCAGCGGCTTGTTGACTATCAGGAAAACGGCGACTTCTTGGCCTCGACCGTAAACAGAGACTTCGACCGCATCTGGCAAGCCCTCAAGCAGTTGCTGACTACCACCAGCCGTTCGCCGGTACTGGGCGTGAACGACGTCGATGGCGAAGGGTGGTATCTGGCAAAGGGTAATGGAATCAGAAATCTGCGCGACCCCGTTGAAGCGCAAGACGCTGCGACCCGTGGCTGGGCTGAACAGTTTATCTCTGACATTTTGGCGACGGGGCAAGGTCCAGTGAACAACGCTGCGAACGTAATCTACTCATACCCGAACGGCACCATTCATACCGTTCAATCGCTGTCCGGCTCCGATGGGGCAAAGGGCATCGGCGAGTCCCGCTACGGCGGCACCCTCAGTGGGGTTTTGGGGGCATTGCCCTACTATGCATCATTGCTCGGGCTCGGCTCCGGTGCGGATGACAAACCGGTCTTGCAAGCTCTGATCAATAGCCTTTCGTTGGCCGGCGGCGGTCATATTGTGATGGATTGCAACACTGACTATGTAACCAGTGACACAATTTATGTTAAGTCGAACGTAGATATAACGTTTACAGGAACCGGGTTCCTTAAACTGACAGCATCGTCTACGAACGGTGCCGTGCTTGTCGTGTACTCGCAAAACGTGAACGTGCTTACCGAAAATGTCACAATCGTTAACCCCCGCATTGACGGCGGTAATTTCGGCTATCCAACTGGCGCCGCGTATGGCGAAAATGGTGTAGCCGGGACAAACTGCAAGCACGTTCGTGTTTACGGCGGACTTGTCAAGAACTGCCGTCGAGGTGCGAGCAGCCCTGTTGGCACGGGCGGTAAGGCCATTCAATTCGAAAGCGGTGTTGACGACATATTGGTTGACGGGCTGACGGCTGAAAATTGCACAATTCTGTGTGAAACAGGCGGGTCGCCGAACGACACAAGCGTTACGCCAAACTTGTTCCATACAGGCACCCGCGTCATCTACCGCAACCTGCGTGGCAAAAACATTGAGCGGCCAATAAGCTTGATGCAACTTTTCAATCCGCCAGGCGATGAGAGTGTTGTCAACTGCCTCATTGACGGCGTGCAGCTCTACAACTGTGGCCGTGAAGGCGTCGCGGGCACCGAAACAAACTTCGGTATTATCGTCGGCGACCGTTACACTGGCGCTATCGTTCGAAATGTCCAGTGTTACAACGACGCGTCATATGGAAAAGTTCATTCCGTCGTGCGGATGCGCCGTGGTCGGCGCAACGAAATCAAGGACATTTCCTTTATCGGCGACTGTGACTACCTCGTAAGCCATCGGGAACCTACAGGCGGCGGAACTGTTTCCGATCTCAAGGACAATGTCTTTGGTCCTATTCGACACTACGGGACATGCAACACCTATGCAGTTGGTGGTGTGTCCGGTGATACAGCGTTTTTGCTTGACAATATCTACGACATATACACTGATGTTGTGACATCCGGCCTTATTGACCCTCTGATTCAGGTTTCAACACTTTTCGGTGCGTTCACCAGCGGGAGCAAGGTGCAGCGTGTTGAAGGGCCTTTCAACCTGATAGGCGGTTATTTTGCAAACACCTACTACTCAGGAGCATTTGGTTATGCTGGGTCCGTGAATATCTCGGGCCTTTCTGTTGCCGCTGTATCCGGTGGCTATGCCCTGGATTGCCCTGGCGACATGTTCTTGCGGCGCTCGGGCTCCGATCGGCTGCGCACAACATCGGTGGGCGTGCGTCTCGTCGCCCCTACATACGCTGACAATGCCACAGCTTTGGCGGGCGGCCTGGTCGCTGCGGACGTGTACAAAACTGCTGCTGGCGATCTGCGCATCGTGGTTTGACGGAGGTGCGCAGGGTGCCATGCAAGGATGCTAGGCACCCTGCGTCGTAGGCATGTATGGCTAAATCCAGTAAGATGCCGGGCGAATTACCCAATGTGCCCGCGCTTGTCTACCATGGATCGACCAGACTGATGACCTCAAGTTTGTTACACCCAAAATATCGTCCCGATATCGACGGCCTTCGGGCCGTCGCAGTGTTGTCCGTAGTTTTATTCCATGCATTTCCAACTCTAATTCGCGGTGGCTTCATCGGGGTTGATATTTTTTTTGTAATATCCGGTTTTCTCATATCAACAATAATTTTCAAAAGTCTTGACGCTGGAACTTTCAGCTTCGGCGAGTTTTATGCCCGCAGGATAAAACGAATATTTCCAGCGTTGCTGGTTGTTCTGGTGTTCTGCTATGTGTTCGGGTGGTATTCGTTGCTTGCGGATGAATATGCGCAACTTGGAAAGCACATAGTCTCGGGCGCTGGGTTCGTTTCAAACCTGACGCTTCTTCGCGAAGCTGGGTATTTCGATAGCTCGGCTGACACTAAACCACTGCTCCACCTGTGGAGCCTGGGTATTGAGGAACAGTTCTACCTGTTCTGGCCGGTCGCGGTATTCATTGCCTGGAGGCTTCGGTCCAGCCTCTGGATGCTGACCGCTGCTCTGTCTGTGGTGTTTTTCCTGCTGAACCTTTCCATGGTCGGCACCAACCCAACGGCTACCTTCTATTCCCCCCACACCAGATTCTGGGAGCTGCTGCTTGGCAGTCTGTTGGCCTGGTGCACCATCTATCTTCCCGGCCGCGCAACCCTGACTGGAGCGACTTCATCCAACGTGCAATCACTGTTGGGCGTTGGGCTTCTTGCGGCGGGATTCCTTTTCATCACCAAGGACATTGGCTTCCCGGGCAAGTGGGCGCTCGTCCCGGTCATCGGCGCGGCCCTGATCATCGCCGCTGGCCCCTCTGCCTTCATCAACCGCTACGTGCTCTCCCACAAGGTCATGGTTTGGTTTGGCCTGATCAGCTTCCCGCTTTACCTGTGGCACTGGCCGATCCTGACGTTTGCAAGGATCATCGAGGGCGGAACGCCGAGTTCCGCGTTGCGAGCTGCAGCGGTTGTTGCCTCGATCCTCTTAGCGTGGGTTACCTATAAACTCATCGAGCAGCCTCTGCGAAAAAGTCAGGGGCAGTACAAGGCTGTTGGCCTGGTCGGCTTGATGTTCGCCGTTGGCCTGGTCGGCTTTGTCACCTATCGCAACGATGGCCTGGCCGGCCGAGAGTTTCCCAGTGAGGTCGCCGCGCACCTGGGCAGTGTCGCCGACTACAAAACAACCATGAAAATCTACGGCCTTGGCGAGTGCTTCATCGACTACGAACAAACCGTTGACGTTCTCGTCGCCAACAAGTGCGGCCAGCCTTCTGGAACCGGCCGGCGCCTGATCGTCTTCGGCGATTCCGAGGCGGCTCACCTCATGGGCGGTGTGAGAAAGGTTTATGCCGGCGCCGGCTTTGACATTGAGCAGTGGACCGGAACAAGTTGTCGCCCATTTGATTCCTTTATGCCGAATCCTGTCGGGCGCTGTGCCGATGTCTCTCGTCGCTTTGTGACCAGTGTGCTGCCAACGCTTAAGGCTGGCGACGTTCTGATCGTCGGGTCAAGCTGGATAAGCTCTTTCAATGCACAAACCGGCGATGTGCTAATGAAGTCACTGGACGGGCTCTTCGATGCTCTGAGCAAAACGCCGGCGACTGTCATCGTTTTTGGCAACACGCCCCACTTTTATGAGCACCCGGTTTCGTCGATTGCCAGGAAGATCAGCATTTCCCGAGATATGCGATATCTCAAGGCAGTGGACTACCAGCCATCGAACAAGATCATTGAAGACCTCGCATCAAAGCGGGGCGTCTTGTACTTCAATCCGTCATCGGGGCTTTGCAAGCCAGAAAACCCGCTTGAGTGCATAGCCTACGATGGAAAAAGCCTCACATTCTTTGACCGTGGACACATGTCCGAAGCCGGATCGGAGCGAGTCCTACAGAAGTTTTCCAAGGATGTGGACATAACAAACCCACTGATCGGGGCGCCAGCTATCTCTACGGTGGATTGAGTCCGGCAAGCAGATGAAACCGCTGGCGCAGCCACCGCCAGCGGAGCCGGAAAAGTACATTGGTTAGTACATCTATTTTTTAGTGCTGCGACTTTGACCAATGATTACTGGCAAAAATAGGAGTGGTTCGATTCCTGTCTCGGGCACCAGGTTCTTTCACCTGTCCTTTTATGCGTGGTGTTGTAGGTATTCGTTCAGTGCCTGGCGTGTTAGATCATTCAGCGACACATTTTGGCGAGTTGCAGCCAAAGCGGCCGCTAAATGCAGATCATGACCGATGCGAACATTAAACGATCCTTTGCACGGAATTTCTGGCTTCTGCCCGAGCTGCTGACAGGTTTGTAGATAATCATCTACCGCTTCGCGAAAAGCCGTTTCCAGCTCAGCCACCGTCTGTCCCTCATAACTCACCAGCGCCCTGATAAATAGGAGCCTTCCAAACAGGCACTTGTCCTCGGTGCTTGCTTCAATTGAGCCGACATAGCCTTTGTGTTGCAGCTGGGAGTTCATGGAATCAGGCCTCCTGTTTTCAATTGCTCAATAATCTGGCGTCTTATATACGCCTTGAGCTCATTTCCGGGATGCGGCTTGTGCAGGTTGATCATTGCACTCGGGTCTCCATTGTCGAATTTGACCCTACTGCCCGATCCTTCTAGTGGGGAGTAGCCAAGCCGACATAACAGGGTGACAAGCTCCGACCACGTGAATGCGCTTTGCCCGTTGAGTAGCTTTGCGAGAAGTTTTTCATTCTTTGACATGAATGCCTTTTCTTGCAACTGAATATAGTTGCATGTCCTTGGACGGTCAATGTGAAGGCTTCTGTTCGTCGAAACCTGAATGATGAAGGTGGAAATTTATAAAGGGCGAATTCCGCGCATGGAACCGGGAAACTGTAACCGCGCACATACCTCGCTCCTCCATTTGATTCCGGTTGTTGCACTGGCTTGCGTCTCTGTTAGGATTCCCTTGTCCCAAAATGCAAACACCTTAGTTTTCAGATGATCCCCGAATGGTTCTGAAGGCCAGATAAACCGGGCTTCACACGGTTTTTTGCGTCAGAGAGATCCTTGATGATCCAGATCCATCTTCCATTCCCCAGATCAACGAGAACGCCATGACTGTTA